GTCCGAAGGAGAGGCGTTCAAAACTGAAAAAGTAATCGGATACGCTCTATATGCAGCCTTCTTGGAAATATCAATCCATATTTCCTTGCTGTTCATTACTAATAGCGAAGGCAAATTTGTAATATCATCATTGGTGGTATACAATTCCCAAGAAACATTTGTAATTGTTCCAGTACCCGCCAAGCTAACTCCGCTCACAAAATATAACAACGATGTACCGCCCGACGCGACCGCCTGCTCTATAAATAAGCCAGCATAACTATAAGTATTTGCATCAGAACCCGTATATCGAAGATTAAGTCTAGTTCCTCGAATAGACGAGCCCTTTCCCTCAGCTATAATACTAGAAGCGGGGTCGGTATCTCCTCCAGTAGTATTGAGAGTCAAACTGTAACGATGAAAAGTGGGATTAACGTCATTAACAAGAGTCAACTTATTAGTACCGGCAGAAGAAGGCGCACTCGTTCCAGCCATATCTGCTATCACGTTTCCAGCATGAGGATACGCACGAGATATACAACCTACCACGCTGCCAGTTGACAATTCAGAATAAGTAAGAACGTCATAATCATTAGCGGGGACATAATCGAAAGGATAGAGAGTACGGAAATTTGTAGCTTGAACAGTGTGGGTCCAGAAATCCCTAGTCCCACCTGCGGCGTCGTCTACTTTGTCCCATCCACGCACACCACCACCTTCTATTCTACCGTCTGTGTTAGACGCGGACAATGTGGCTCCTAAATCACAAATACCTGACTTTTTATATTGATTCCACGCGGTAGACGGGACAGGAGGAGTTACAGCAAATTGATTAAAGGTCCCTGTGCCGTCAATAGTAAGCCTTAAGCCACCAACAAACATAGGACGTATACGCCACGCATCTGAAACCGTAGAGAACGAGGGGTCTGATAGCCAATTTCCACCCGTATGTATCACTACGTTTTTGAATGTAAATGTATAGCTAGTGTCATTATACTCATAACCCTCATAAGAAAACAAGCAAGCCTTGCCATCAAGTACATCATGGATAAGTACCATAACTCCTACTTCGGGTATTTGTGGTCTGTATCCCAATAATTCATCCTGTATTACATCTGACCACAATCTTATGGCACTGTCGCTAGTCAAGGTAATAGTCGCAGCAGTAGAATCGTAAGTAATAGCGGTAAGATTAAGTCCGTCGTGCGTCCCTTGATTTTGGCAACTTACCCACTGCCGCTCTCCTGCACGAAAACCGCCACCGATACCAGGTCCTGTGTACCACTGAGCACTGTCAGAGAAGGGGTTGGGATCGACATAAGGGTCAGCGTACTGATTTAATTGAAAATTATCCAAGTGATACATATAAGCAGTATAAAGGGCAGTCGAAGTGAATATCGAGCCCAAGTCTTCTAACAAGTCATTTATGTAAGAGGATTCCGATAAGGCAAACCACATCTCATTACTCACTGTGTCTTTATACAGTGGAGCAATATGTATAGGATAATCAGGATTGATTTTAGCTAAAAAGGGAACCGAACAAGTAGCATCGGTAGGCGTTAATTCAGTCCATCCAGCGGCACCCTTTCCTACGGAATCCCAATACGTATTAAGTTGACGAACACTAGTGTTATCTGGTACAGCAGAAGTCGAGTTCTGTAAAATAGTTAATGCCGTATCTAGAGCAGCGTTAATACCATTCTGTATGTCGATATACACGTGCGCATTAGTACCAGTAACATTTGTGACATAGCCTAATCGACGTATAGGACTAGTGCTAGTACCAGAATAGGTAGGCAGTGTAGTAGTGGCATTTCCTGCTGTTGCTGCTCCATCATCCCAGACCTGCAAACCGATATCTGCTGGAGTATTTGCGTTAAGACCGGCGATATATTGATTGAATCCATTAGTTGAGGGATCCCATTCTCCTTTTGTAGCAAGCCAGTGATTGCCAGAAGCATCATTCATAATGTATACTCCTAGCAAGGTAGCCCCAGGAGTTTTCGCGGAAACTTGATATGTGGGAACTGTCCCTGGTATTACTTCTATTAGCTGTCCTTTTGTAGCGGTCAATGGTATGCTACTAGGAATTACCACTGTCCTAAGTGTGAATCCAAAGTGTCCTAGGACCCAAGTGTTAACGTCGGTGGAGCTTTCTGCTGCTATATCAGATAAGGCTTGGTGTGTTACGTCGGTTGCCCCTAATAATGTACCAAACTGGTCATAAGTGCCAAAAGCAATGATATAGTCAGAAGTTGTTTCAGCTAGGACTCGTCCTATTTTAATCGAATCTAATGCTAGGACGGCAACTCCTCCACTAGTATAAGTTTTTCCTGACGTATTTGCATTAACAGTAAAAGTTGTAGAATCTGTTACAGTGATGGTATATGAATTTCCGTTTAATACATCACCTACGGAGCCAGTAATTCCTGAGAAAGTTACCACAGCATCAGACATTAAATCGTGGTCAACAGATGTAGTAATAGTAGTGGTTGTACCAGGTGTTATACTAGCGATATTGATTGTACGTTTATTGCTTACCAAGAATGATGGGGTACAAGCAGATGGAGGTACATTTTTTGGCAGTGGAGCAAAACCAAGACGAGGATTGTTCTCGTCATCCGTGGTAGAACACAGATATAAATAGTCGCCTACTTCTGGTTTCAATCTTGACCCCGCTGACCAGGACGCGCCTGCATTCCAAGACGTGGTTGCAAATATCTCATGGTGAAAGTCTCTGTTCTTTGGTATACTTATCGCGTCAGACTGAACGAGACTATAAAAATAAGCATCAGCAGTCGTGGAACTAACAGTACCATAAGCAAGTATACTACCATTCATATCTACAGGGAAAAGCAACACAGGAAGATACGTAACATCAAGTAATTGATTAGGGGCAATTGTGGCGGCGTCTACCAACAACTCTCCAGTATTGGCTTGAATAGCACCAATTTTGTAAGACCCCCTGAAAGTAGTATCATAAGTGTCCGTTCCCAATATCCAGTTAGCAACATTTGCATCTGTCGTGTGTGCCATCCAAACGGTGCCAACCGCTTTTTGCAAATCAGCTACAACTTTATAGCTATCTTCAATTGATGGAAATGGTTGATTATCTCCCGCCGTGTTATACAACGTGGTAGGTAGATAGGTTCCTATCGGTGCTTTGTCGGTTATCTTGATGCCTTGATAATTACCAGCCATAACAGCGTCTCCTTTTTATGCAGTTTCGGGGGGACTGAGCCAAATTTTCCAAATGATTTTTAAGCCAGCTTCGTTACCATAAGATACTCCTCCCGACACAAAATGGTAAGCAAATAACGTTTCGTCGATGTCTTTATATGAACTCATGTACAAACCAAAATGATAAAACGTGCCTGGAACTCCTTCGGCGGGGGAGGGAGGGGGGTCTGGAAAAACACCCATACAGCTTACGTATTGTCTACCCTGAGCTTTGCTTGGATACAATACAGAAAAGCTAGAACACTCGGAAACCAATGACGGTTGAGTGTGCTCTCCAGGCAGGTACAAGCCATTGTTTTCTCCAAGACTCGGTAAATCAGCCGTGATCCAACCTGTGTACTCTGGAGAATAGGACACTGGAAATGTAAAAGTAAAAGCGTTTGTATTGAGTACGGACTTAACTGAAAATGGCGTAAAATAGTTGTTAAAATAAACGGAGTTATTGTATTGTTGAGTGCCTCCAATATAAAAAGCATCTCCTACATTTAGGTTGTGTGGTTCATTGGTATACACCGTGCAAATGCCATACGCTACTGATATGCTATTTATGGACGTTACGGGGGGACTTTGCCTTATCGCGCTGTTATTTCCATTTGAATCAGGATTCATTACAGTAGAAGCTTTGATTGTAGTGAAGGTGGTTATCCGACTATATGCTCTTCCATCGCAAAGAAGTTTAGCTAGGGTGTGAACTCCTCTCCACTGTGTCTGATTAGAATGCTCATATATTGGTACTAATGTATCAGGAGAATCCTTTTGAAACACGTACAAAGACACGTCACCATTCAATGGAATAACATCAGTAAATGTGCCTTTGCTGCGTAGTTGATTCATGTGTTTACGAAACTCCAAAATGTAATGTCCAAACGATTTCTAGATAAGTACCTATTCCCCAGCTAATCCCTGTAGAAGTATACCAATAAGCCAATGCCATTCGATTAGATAATGTCGAAGTATCATTTAACAATAACGCAAATTCATAATAGGTACTCGAAGACCCCGTAAACATTCCTGTGCAAACCACACTCTGTACACCAACAGGAGAAATGGATGGAGTAGCTTGAAATCCCCCTTCGTTCTGACTCGAAGCATATCTAGAATAGGCAAAAGGAGGATTGGCAGCAGACTTGAGTGCTGGTCCTGCTAGAGGAGGCGTAGAAGCTGGACCTAATGCAATATCAACTACTTTGTACATTGTTGTGGTATTGCCTGCGAGTGCTTTCGCCAAAAGATTAGCGCCAGCATATTGAATCTGGTTGTGTTCAGTCACCAACTGTCGTCTAGTACCATCAGGCCATACTTGATAAGCACGGAACTCTCCAGAAAGCAGGTCAGGTTCTATAAATTGCATGAAAATTTCTCCTGTACAAAACTATGGTAGCTGCGTTGGAGGAAGTATGAGTTGCGCGATGTCTATATTTCTTGTCTCTCGATTACGTTTCATTTTAATCGAAGCGTTCTGATAAAGGTCTGAATCAGGATAAGGAGCACGAATACTAGGATAATTAGTACGATATGAAAGGTTCTGTCTGCGGTCCCCACGATGACCTAGCCAGTAAGCAGTAGAACCTGCTAAATGACTTGAAGGAGCATATTCATCAGAATATCTTGGCAACGCATTTCTCTCTATAGCTATATTCTCTGAATTACCGACCTTTCCTATTAAACGAATGACCTCTCCATTGTCAAAGGCAAAATAACCCATTTCTGGATATCCTGATATCAAAGCTAAGAAAGTGTTGATAGAAATAGGGGCATTGAGTTGCAAACTAGCGCTGTCTATCCAAGTAGCGTCTATTGATATTTCTGATAACAATCGAAGTTTGAGGTCTCCAGTATATAGCGTGTAAGTTGCTATATCATTGTCTGAAAAAGTGTGATTTGATATTATGGCGAGCGTGTCAGGAGTAGATACACCAGGCTGAGTAAAAGTAGCACTGACATTATCGGCAACTATTCCATAATAAGTTTGTCCTGAAACGGTTAAACTTATACATGAATTCGTCAAAGACCCTGAACGATAAAAAGGCATAGGCATCGAAATTCGAGACCACGTATTTGTAGTTGCTGAATATTTCAATTGCCCACCAGCTAAGGCAGTAGCGTCTCCTATTATGTAATACCAGACGGGGGAGGATGTAGTCGGCGCTGAAGAATCAATAACAATGTTGTTTCCATCTGTTACTGACAAAACTCGAAAAGCTACCAAAATCAATAACTCTGCTCCTGGCCAAGCTGACGCATTTTCTGTCCACCAGCTAGAAGGATTGGTAATAGAAAACTTGGTGCTGTCATTAGCAACTCCTGTGCCTAGCCCCTGTCCCATCACTATCCCGTTACCGTCTTTAATCCAGAATTTGTATGGCGTAGCTGACACGGGTGGTGAAGGTTGAGAAACGTATGGCGAATTGAGCGGAGTCAAATCAGTAAATTGGTTATTAATAAAGTTTCCTATTGTATACCTATAAGGCAACAAAACATAATCTCCTATAAGGTTTGCTAAGTCAGAAGGAAGCACTACAACAGTGTGTAGAGCGAGGGAATGTAAACCACCCACGGCGATGGCCGTAACGCCAGTGAGTCCCGAAACCTGGACGGGGAGATTACTATCGGTGTTGGTCCCGTTGCCAAGCTGGCCATTATCATTATTCCCCCAAGCCCAGGCTGTCCCGTCATTCTTCAAGGCGAGGGAATGATAATTGCCCCCCGCGATAGCCGTAACGCCAGTGAGTCCCGAAACCTGGACGGGGAGATTGCTATTGGAGAAGGTCCCGTTGCCAAGTTGGCCATTACCATTATTCCCCCAAGCCCAGACCGTCCCGTCATTCTTCAAGGCGAGGGAATGATATAAGCCCCCCGCGATGGACGTAACGCCAGTGAGCCCAGAAACCTGGACGGGGAGATTGCTATTGGTGTTGGTCCCGTTGCCAAGTTGGCCATTACCATTATTCCCCCAAGCCCAGACCGTCCCGTCGTTTTTCACGGCAATGGAATGTACCACGCCCCCCGCGATGGCCGTGATACCTGTAAGCCCTGAAACTTGGACTGGGACATTGCTATTGGTGTTTGTCCCATTGCCGAGTTCGCCGTATTCATTATCCCCCCATGCCCAGACTGTCCCATCATTTTTCAAGGCGAGGGAATGCCCCCCGTCCCCCGCCGCGATGGCCGTAATTCCAGTTAAACTGGAAACCTGAACGGGAACATTGCTACTGTTCCAGGTCCCATTGCCGAGTTCGCCGCCATAGTTATACCCCCATGCCCAGACTGTCCCGTCATTTTTCAAGGCGAGGGAATGTCCCCCGCCCCCCGCGATGGCTGTAACGCTAGTAAGCCCCGAAACCTGAACGGGAACATTGCTACTGTTCCAGGTCCCATTGCCGAGTTCGCCGTCATAGTTATACCCCCATGCCCAGACTGTCCCATCATTTTTCAAGGCGAGGGAATGTGAACCGCCCCCCGCGATGGCCGTAACGCCAGTGAGCCCTGAAACCTGAACGGGGACATTGCTATTGGTGTTTGTCCCATTGCCGAGTTCGCCGTCATCGTTATACCCCCACGCTAGTGCCGAACTACCACCCACAAGACCGGCAGAAAATGGCGAAACAGGATACACAGAAGACAGTGTTTTAGTGTCACTGCCTGTTATATTTGCGAGAAATTTTGAAATTATCTCTTGCCTCATGCGACTAATCCCTTAAGTTAATTAATCTAAACCACCCCCACCTCCACCTCCGCCAAAGACATCTTCTAAGTAACCTAAAAATCCACTAGGAAGTTCTAAAGCAATTGCCCCGCCTGAACCCAAAGCTACTGGCATCTTAAGTGTCCCGCCCACACCATGATAAGGCTCATCAGCAGAGAAGACAAATGATAAAGAGTCTTCACAGAGGTTGTCAACATTGACTCTGTTTTCAGGAAACATATTTGAAGCTGACTCCAAAGAAGGTAGTTTACCTGTTTCATCGTCTACAGGAATAAATACCATCTTAGGATAAGCTCCAAACTCAGACGTTAATATAAGATTGACTATCATGTCCGACATTGAATAATCCTACGTATGATATGTTAGCCAGTAAGACATCTTTCCAGAAATTGAATTACCATTATAAATGCTAGGAAAAGTAAATGTAACATTGTCTATTTTAGTAGCAACTTGAAGTCCATCTAAATCACTATTTCCCGTATCTGAAATTATGACATTCGTATTGCCATCGGGTAGTAAATGCGGGGCAGCAGTAGTAGCCGTAGCGGTGGTTCCGTTTCCTGTAATAGACACGGCTACATACGGATTCCCATCACTCATAAAATGATATTTATACTGTCCAGGCCCACCATAAGCAACGGGTATGAGTGGTCCAGGTACAGGCGTGCCGTCCGAAACTAGCGTTGGGTTGCCATAGGCCGAGGCAGTCTCAGCCATAAGCTCAATGCCAGTGTTCGCTTGAGCCCACGTTTGGCCGCCGTCTAATGACCGCCAGACGCCGCCGTAGGTATAGGGACTTCCGACGCGAGAAGCCCAGACATAGGAAGGGTTATTCGGGTCAATCCAGCCGTGCCCGAAATCAACCCCAGTTTCTATTTCGGCGGGCGTCCAGACTGGAGTGCCAGCGGCAATGTAAGAAGCTGGAGCAGTCAGGATGCCGCCCTGCGCGAGTCCGAGCGTCTGGGTGTCGTTACCTTGGGTGGTTAGGTCTATGGCAGGGCCATCTTTGGTTAGCGACAGCTTTATATGGTTCGCGTCCACGTAGATTACAAAATAGTCCTGGCCGTCAACTAAAGGTTGCAAGGCGTCGCCGCTTTTCTTGCGGTAACGCACTATTTGGTTCGTTACCCATCCGTGGTTGCTCAAGGCAATCGTATTTGCAGAAACGTCAACATAACTTTTGTACACGATACTCGCGGCGAGCGAGCTTGTTCCTAACGCTATAATGCGGTCGGGATGGAATAATATCCAGGGCACCGACGCCGAAGTAAAGGCCGAGGGCAAATAGTTGACTGGCGTTCCGCCTGGCTTTGTGTGAGTTGCGGGGTCCACCCAGGTTTCGCCCTCGAAGCAGCCGTTCCAGACTCCATTGACCATTTGGCCTCGCCACAATGTACCAGTGTACGCACCCCAAGGTGGAAGCGATGGGTCCGAGGGGAAATAGAGCACCCGAAGATTAGCATCGCCGTATCGCAGTAGTGCCCAGCTTTGCCCGTCGTCATGGCTGACCGCTATTCCGTCTCCGAGAGTATAAAGAGTGCCAGGATAAGGCCAGTACAGGTACTTCACGTTGCACGGCACGGTGATGTAAGTCTGAGGAGTCGCTTTCGGAGGATACCATGTATTGCCACCGTCGCTGGAAACGTGAATATGGTTGTAATAATCGAGCATACAAAGCACGCTCGGAGAGCCAGGCTTCGCGCAGACTCCCATGCAATACTGCGCTTCTGGCGGCTGGATAGAGACGAAACTTTCACCGCCATCAGAAGAACGCATCAGGTTGACGCCGCCGCTAGCGTAAAGGTAACCATTAGCCGCCATTAGTTCCGCGCCAGCACCCGCATTCAGGTCCGCCCCAGCGCAGGTTGCCCTTGTCCAGACCTTGCCCTCTCCGTCGCTGCGCCATAAGCTCTGCTGCGGCGTACCGTTGTTGGAGTAGAAAAGCGCATAAACATGCCCAGCGCGACCTCCTGTAGGTGGCACTGCTGCTTGTAGTATTAGCCAAAACTGCGTTCCTGCAGGAAGCCAAACTGAAGGAGAAAAAGTATATGTATACGCAGTAGGAACTCCCGCATTAGAAACAGTTACTGTATCGCTTGTGCCCAATACATCTTCGCCCTCTGGAGATGCTATCAACAATCGAGTAGGTATAGAAGTCACAGGAGAATCTAGCATCACTGTTGCGGACATTACTGTTTGAGGCTCGGTTGTGGTATAGTCTAACAAAACTACTGCATCGGAAAGCGCCGACGACGCACCCGAAGTGTTTGAGCTAGTTCCTATATAAGAAGCGTCATACCAATTAAACGGTCCTACGGTTGCCCCAGTTGATAAATTAAGATTCGTAGTAACATTGGAAAAAGACAATCCTGCTTGATTATTTGAAGTACAACTAGTAATAGTAGCGGACGTAATCCTAATATCTTTAGGGTCTACAACATACGGACTATTAAAGAAAGTAGGAATACTGCCACAACCTTCTACCCATTTTGTAAAAGTCATACTACTTGATTCCGGAGATGTACAACCCATATCCATCCCTGCATAAGAGACTACACAAGTCAGATTTATCTGTTTCTGATTCTCTCCCGACCACTTGCCTGTTTGAGAAGTGGTATACTCGCCTACTATGGGCATGTGTAAATAATCTGATGCTACAGTCGAAACAACATATCGGCCATCGTAACTAGTTGTGCCTTCAATTGTCACCACATCATTAGGGACTAGCTCAATTGGGGTGTCTGAGGTTATGATAACTGTACCATTGCCTCCATCTGATACGCCTGTTATGTTTCCTGTGAATTCACCACCATAACGCAGAAAATCTCGCCAAGTCAAATCATAGTAATTATCTAAGGAACTTTTAACCAAAATAGTATCTTGTGTAGCTCCCGCAACCACATATTGTGCATACCACTTATACAACGGGGGTAAATTAGGGTCTGCCCCCGATACAGTAGCAGTAACATGTTTCTTGAACAGGGTGCTGTTAGAGGTGTCAAACGTTAACGTTGGCGCAGATAATGGAGCTACAAAGTTTGCAGAAACTATATTGGTAGAATACTGAGTATTACCGTTACGAGTTACACGCACTCGGAATAGCTTGGCCCCTACACCATAATCAGCTTTGGTAGCTACATACGTTGTCGAGGTGGCTCCAGTAATTGGTGTCCAACTAGGCGTACCTGCAGGAGAAGACTCCCATTGCCATGTATCCGTATTAGTAAACTGCAAGTCATATTCGTTGATACCTAAAGTCAACGAATTGCAAGTGTACGCCGAAGTAGTTATTGGCGTACCTTGAGTATTCTCTGGAAGAGAACCACCCATTACAGTAATAGTAGGTTGAGCTAAAGTGTCTGACATTTACAAGTTACCTTAAGCTATTGTGGATTGACCACTTTGGTGTTGCGTTCCCTCATTATCACTGCTATAAGAATTGACTACTTTGGTTATGATTTCCCCATCTGCCACTAAACGTAATAGCGTAGGTTGACCATTTGACAATTGACTATTATTTAGGTAAGGGTAACAGCCAATAGTATAAGACGATACTCCATTAACTATATCTTCTAAACCAACCATAGAATAAAATATTGGCCATACGTGAGAAGAATCAAGTGGGTCTCGATATCCTGTGGGAACACCGTTTACACTATCAGTTCGAGTAAGTACAACACCATCGTCATAAGTGCTATTTATTCCATAGCACAAACCATAAGGTCGTCCTAAAGAAGACGGTGCTCCCATATATCCTTCACCAACAGTGCGTGAAGAACTTGCTAAAGAGTCGGGCATGTAACCGTCACTTGCTCTGAAAACCTGGTATGTGACAGGTCTTCGAGTGAATACAAAACCTACGCCCGACAAGTTATAAGTATTAGAATTTGCAGGCCATCCAGGCAGAAGTCCTCCAACGGCTTCATTCAATCGTGCCCAATAATACCAATTTGAACTGGGTTGGTCTGGGTCGGGAGCCACATATATGCTAGACACTAGCATAGGGTGCCCAATGGTAGTAGGCGAAAAGGGATTTTGATACACCGTCACGTATGTACCTGGAAGTGTCCACTCTATTGCCGTGGGGTCTACATAGGGAGGTGAAGACGGCGCAGAACCTATTCTCAACGCCGTGAAGGTATCATGTGCCTCTACTTTAGAGACACCATTTTTATATACAATTCCACCCATATCTGGCCAGGAAATCTGCAAATGATTTCCTGTTGCTGAAAGATATGGAACTTGTACTCCTATTACGGGGGATATACTTTTAATGGTAGACCCTTGAGTTCCAGCTACCTCAGCTAAATAAGTGTAACTCTGCAATGAGTAGTAAGTATCAGGCCAATAAGTTGCTGAGCGAACTTCCAGTCTAGGTGGCTGTGTGACTGTTGCTTGTACAAGATAGCTGAGAGCATAGACTTGAGAAACATCAGGTGCTGGATTAGTGTCGTTTGATTTTATATTAAAGCTAATAGAAGACAGGTTACTAGCACACTTAGGTTCATCCTGTCTCCGTATTCCTGTCCAATCTCCGTGATATTTGGGGCAAGCACAAGCTACAAGCAGTGCCTCATTTAGTTCTAATACAGGATGAAACTCCTCCCCAGAAAGTCCATCATCATCAATTTGCACAGCTGTCAAAAAAGTATCGTCCCAATAAAACGGCTTAAACTGACGCCACGTTGATGCTGCATCCGCCACGTCTAGTGTAGTGATTTTATTGGGGTCCCCAAACCAGAGAAATTGCGTATCAATTTTTGCTGATTTGCTGTATACCTCGCACGACACACCTTGACGAGTAAGGTCAACTTCATAGCTAACAGTTGACAAAACAGATTGCCAATTTGGATTCCGACCTCCTTGGACGACGCTTTGTGTTTGAGTAGGAGGGTCGCTACTTAATTCTGGGTGAAAAATAGAGACAAGCATAGCAGTTACAGTAAAATGTGACTTAACTGCGTTGATATTTAGCTCAAACACAATTCCAGGAAGTGTGGTCAAACTATTAGAGCCTTGGACAACCAAAAAAGGAGTAGAATCTACAAGAAAAACCAAATCTGGCGTTGGAGTTCTAGAGTTAATTATAGCCCTCTCTGTATTCGAGGGAGTCCACTTCATTCTTAAAATGTTTGCTTTTCGGTCTAAGATAGAAATAGCCATATTATTCTAGTCCCATTTACTTATAAAATTTGTAACTGCACTGGTAACACTGCTGTTTTTGGCTGCTCAGTTCCTGTGCTGTCGTAAGGTTCCACACTAATGGTTAGCGTATATGTCCCAGAAGCAAGGATTTTTCCAGATGGGAGAGGTACAGGAATTACCATATCCATTGTAACATCTGGAGTAGTAATAGGGGAGATGCCTCCATATTGAGTATATGTACCAGCCCAAGATGTGCCAGAGGACTTGAGAACAGTTACAATCTCCTCGGAAACCGTTTCTGCCTTAGCTTCTAGATTACCCTTCCTATCATTACCAAATAACGACATTCTGACTCGCTTGGATGTTCCGTCTCTTCGTACAGATACTGGAACTGTTATTCTGACTTGCGTAGTATGACCAGAAGTATCAGAATTTGTTGTTATGGCGGGTGTACCTACACTCAGACCACAAAACACTTGTCCTGGCATTTGAGGAGTTCTCGTGGTTCCCCCTTTGTATCCTCTCCAGCCTCGTGTCGGCTCCATGCCTTCTTCGTAGATGATATAGGGCGTTTCGGAAGTGGGCAAAGATATTACTACCATTCTATATGAATTCCAAGGTTCATAAAGAGTGCCTGGTCTTTGTGTAGATAGGCTTGCTTCATTATCTCTTACATAGAAAGCTCCCACGCCGTTACCTATAATGTCTATTAGATATGGTGTATTAGGTGTGGTATTCCAGTCATAAGTTTGAAATTTGTATCCTCGACAGCCATTGGAAGGTAAATTCAGAGATGTTTGATTTAGCGGGTATAATACACGAGACGAAGTAAGCCCAGTTAATGATAGCCACACACGACCCGATACTAACGTTGTAGAAGTAAGAGAAGCTGCTTTTACCGCATCCTCAAAATAAAATGACGCCACTCCAGCAGAAAATTCTACGGCAGTAAGGTGTTTATCTGAGAATGCAAATTCATTGCTATCCGAGTTTATGCTAGTAGTAGCTAACGGGAACATCCCCGTTGCTGGCCAATTCTCTGATGGATACAATAAATCGGAAGGTATTTGCACGGTAATGGTGTCGGAATTGCCTACTCTTGTTACAGTAATTCCATGCCCAGAAATAGGATACCAAATAGCAGTGGCCAACTTGACGCTAGGCGAATTAGGATCATTAAGCGCGGAATAATAGGTGTCTAAGATTAAAGAGTTTCGATAAGCATAATCAGGCGCAGAACTAATTCGGTTGCCAATCACATCAAGCACCCGCGCTTTATTTCCCGCGCCGTCTTGGTAATAAAATACTGAAGAGCTAGAAGTGACATTGACAGGAATCTTCTCAGTGCTATTAGTAAAGACGGGGATAGAGCTACCCAAAGAAGACGTATCTATTTGAGCTAGTTCCGCAACGTCTATTCCTGGTAAAATGTGATCTTCCCAAGTTTTCGATAAATCTTGTATCACATTCCAAGGGCCATTCCATATCTCTGGGGAGGGATTAAATATAGGACTATTCGGCCAGCTAGGATTTTCTGCAGATGACAATCTGAAAGCTCCATTAGAAAAAGCTTTGCCATGCGTACCTTTGTCAGAAGTTTGATAGTATTGCCAATCAGAGTTGGTAAGTGCGTTGTAATCAATATATTCAGGAGCGTAGTCTATTAAATCTCCATTTTCATTTCGCCATTTTTCATAATATTCAAAGCTAAAATAGAGAAGTTTTAGCAAAGAGCGCAAGTCACGTACTATGCCTTTTCTCTTGAAAAGAGTAAAAGCATAACGTACTTGCCATCTCCAAAAATCAGGATTATCTGTCTTTGTTTCCCAACCTAAATTTCGCAACATATAGGGTAGCCAAGCCGCCTTCGCTTTAGCATAATCCATATCTGCTTGCAAATCCAAATCCTCTTCGAGGTATCTAAAAAATGGTGCAATAGAATCCATGTATTTTTTGAGTGTTTGAGAGGAGTCAAAATCCCAATACACTTGTGGTACATACGCATACAGTCTTCTACTGAATTTGTCAGCTATACCTAACGCTCTACTAAAAAAAGCATTGGAATTATTCAACACTGGTGTAGTGAGCGGAGAAGGATTTGTAAAAGGCGAAAAGCCAGGTCCATACGACAGCACAAATAGCGGGGTACCTGCTGCCCAAGTACGTCTAAATACAGGTGTTCCATCAGGCAACGTAGTGTGCACTGCAGTATAAAGAGTGGGGTCAAGAGCTACATACGAAGTCCAGTCCGGTAACGGTACTGAATCTCCTGCGTCGTAATTAGGATAAACCATTCGCAATCGTTCTCTATCAATAATATCAAACCTAGCTACCTCTGAACCTAGCAGACCAACAAAAGATTTAGGTAGTCTGTCTGTCGAGTTAACAAACACAACAGTATCGTTGTAATTTACTGCGGCAGTAGTAGAAACAGTGGGGATATCCCAACGCAATACACGTACATACGCGGTAGGTACAAAAGGCAAATCTTTTGTAAGAGCAGTAGGAGCACTCGCATAATCATAGATAGCTGGGTGATAAGAATCGGCGTCTGTCTCCTGCATCACTAGCTTATCAAATTGATAGTACATCTCCTCGTCTTCTATTTTGATATACCCTTCCCAAGGTAAAATGTCAAACGGGTTAATGAGTTGCTTAGAAATAGGATGCTCGACCAGTCCCAATCCTACCATTGCGTCTTTGTGGTACACCACACGCATATTTAAGTACTGTGCCTCGTACTTAAGATTGATGGAATTGGCAGGAGTCAGAGGACTGCTCATTTTTGCTATACCTTAATCCGAAGAAGGAATTACTTTGATTATGATATTGGGAGCCAAACTTACAGTTAAGTTTTGAGACTTACCATAGGCTGCATAAGTAGTAGAGTTAGAAAATAGGTTTCGAGTTATTCCCCACAAAGTCTGGCAGTCTCTATTCTGATATGCAATAAATTCTCCCGCAATTTTTATTACACCAGAAGGAGGTAGCAAACTAAAATCACTGCCAGCATTTGTAGCTAAAGAAATGCTATCAACTGGCTGAGGTAACACGTCTTCCCCCAACAAGAACGGCATACTGTTAGTGTTAACCTGCGTAGATATAGTACCAATAGCATTTGAAAAAGGAAGTAAACCTAACACAGAGTCATTAGGTACTCCCGTTATGTCTTTGTCTATCACTAACGGTACATAATTGGCCTGAGTTGGGTCCGTATTATTAACTACATATTGTGTAGCATGTGAAAACTCAACGGAAGCGATGCCTGGGATAGCCTGTACTGTACTGAGTATGGGTGATATTCTCAGCGGCATACCAAATCCCCAAGTCTGATTAGTAAAGTTGAAATAAGATTCGAGGGCATTTATGATAAGATTTGCTACCGAGGCAGAGGCAGATGAGTCAGAGCGCACGGTCAATAAAATATAGATGGGAATAATTTTGCCTTCGAGAATGAGCAATTCGCAAGGCTCCACTTTGTATGTATTTATTGCCCGATACAGGTCGGGTCTCACTCCGCCTAAATACACTCGACTATCTTTCATGTGTGACGTTACCTGTGTGCCATATTTTCCACGAGAAACGATATTCAAGCCACAGAAAGGTTGCTGTCCTCCTGTATTGGATTGAGAGGTATAATACGTAAAACTTGAAGAACCAGCAGAAGGATAGTCTGGTTCTACTTGAGCTTCTATAAATTCATCGTCAATCTGTAACAACGCTATCTGAGAATCCATACCAGGCCATAGGGGACTATAAACACCTGGACCTTCCACATTAAATGGCTGTCCCGTGGAAGTAGTTAATTTAACTGCCATTCCAGCGGGCACGTTGGTAAACCCATTTAGCAAAGAAAGTCCAACAGTAGCACCTATAGGAAATAAGCTTGTGGCATCGTCATCCGCAATGTATACTGAATAGTATTGATTGTGAACAGACGCAAGATCTGAGGGCAAACGAGAACAAACACGACTAATGCCATTCACCGAGAGCAAACCAGTATAACCCCCAGACAGGCTACTTGCTATAGTACTGATATTTTCCTCGAACTCTACTACTGTTGCTTGTCTATTAGCATAGTAAGTAGTCTTGGTCACAGTATAAAAGGGAAGACCTTGGTTAAGAATGGTTTGATTTACCCCATAAAACGGTCTAGCATAACCTTCTGCTGTCAAAGTGTATTCCATGATTCTTAAACGAACTAGGTTGCCAGTTGCATCATTATTCAGTAGCTCGGCTTGTGCCTTAGCTATTCCTGGAAATTCAGAGGCGTATGAAGCAAAATCTTCTCCAGACACTAATCGTCCTTGTCTTCGGATTCTAGCAGGTAACAGGGCTTTGATTGTAGCCAAATTATCTCCGTTACCTCCTCCAATAGATGCAGCAAAGTTTGTCAGCATGACTGTGGTAGGTGCGGACTGAGTGGTATACGCTGAAATAGGCAGATTAATGCTGCTAGATGAAATTTTCTTTGCGCTATTGGGCGAAGTACGATAATACACCCTAATAAAGTAGTTCTGAGGGGGGATGGCTCCAAACACACCATTACCAAATTTAATAGAAGCTCTAAAATTCCCGTCCCATTCCATTTCATAGTTTTTGTCATACGGTCCACTGCTAGACAAAGTAGCTACTTCAGTCCAGGCATTGTCTACAACAGAGCCATCACGAGAAATAAGTTGTACTGACGCTCTAAATCCTCCGTTAGCATAATCGGTAAGAATAGGAAAATAGGCTAGAGAGAATAACTGGTCGGCGCTACCATTAGATACGAAGGTTTCTATGTGTGACACACCTTCGACAAGTATCCAAGGTCTTGCTGGTGGATTGTATAGCTGATTAGCGGGAGGGTCGGAGTTTACAGCATTGTTATTGATAGCTAAAAACTTGGAGCCGCCTACAGCGTCTATATATTTAGGAATGTAGTCATCAGTTAGTTCAAACAATTCAAATGACGCAGTACCCAACTCAGTTGCCACGTCCACTCTCTCACCAGGAGTGATGTACACATCCGAAGTCAATACGTTATCTGTGCGAGTCATACGCATATTGATATATTTGGTTAGTGGGTCCACTTGATACAGAAATGTGGGTGATGGGGTAATAAGTTTTTCCCCAACCAATAGCATCATGCGAGTCAACGTTTCTGTATCAGTTACTGAGTCTAGATACCCTTGCGCTCTTTGAAAATCGCTGCGAAAAGCTAACATACATGCGGTATACGCAATCAGTTCCAACAACATCATGCCTGATGAACTCTCCAAGAAGTCCGTCCAATCAGGATAATTCTGGCTGATGAATTGCACAAGCAATGCCCGAACAGTATTGAAATCATATTGCAACGAATAATCTGGTAGAGAGCGCAGCCGCTTAGTAAAACCCAAAGCGATAGCGGTTACAGGAGGCAAACAAGAAGTGGGTTTGGCGGTAGTAGACATAGTTTAGGTCCCTTCATCCTAAAAGCGGTTTTTTGAATTTCACGGCAAAGTCAAACGGATACTCATTTTGTGTTTTTCTGTCTTTAATCGACATCAAAATATGACATACTGGAGGTTTGGCGTTGTTATCTACATACGCGGATATTGATAACACCTGTAACAACGGCTCAAACACTGACATCTGTTCCACTATCGCGGACTTAAGATTAGTGAGGGAAGTAGTATCTAGCGGGTCAAACAAAAAGTCGTGTACCCCAACTCCAAAATAGGGCAACATTACTCGCTCGCCTTTTCTAGTCAATAGCAATTGTATGAGACGACCTTGTATAGAGTTTTGCTCCGAAGCTATTTTGAAATAGCCAGCAATGCCTTTTTGTATAGGAAAATCTATTTGAACTGACATGAGTTATGTCCTACGCGCACCCACTGTTGAAAGGACTGTTACTGCTACCTAAATCGATAGAAAGATTAGTTCCAGTACCAAACTGCCCACCAAAAAGGCTCAAAATTTGTGATAACCAAATACGAAGTCTAGCCTGCCGAGCTTGAATGTGTGCTATAGAGTATATTCCTGCCGACAAAGACTGTAATTTATCTGGATCCAAACTTTGTGCCATCGAAGCCCTTTTTTGTAGTCCATCGGATTGAGAAGACACTTGATTCATAACATTCTTAGCTAGATTTGCGGCGTCAGAAATACCAACAGCTTGAAAAATAGAAATCGGAATATTGCCTAATCTTATGTCACCAGCATTGCCCAATCGAGAAACCAACTCCCCTAATGGCATACCATAGGAACCTTGAAGAGAGGAGATTCGATTGTAAACTATCTCTGCATTTTGCCCCTTGAATGAGGTGGACGTAGTTGTCAGTACTTGAGCCACTAGAGCGGGAGTGATATCTAGCGCGTTTGACGCTTGTGCGGCAGTATTGATTTCTTGCATCAACGTAGCTAAATCTGCCATTTCTCCAAGCGCCTCAAGAGTTTTTAACAGACCAGAATTATCAGCGTAAGAAAGACCACAATTAGCGCCACCTCCTATAGGTAATCCTACATTACTAGAGGGGTTGGCAGTAAAAGTGATATCTCCCTGCGTCAAACTGATTAATGTATTAGAGGGAACGCCGCTGATAGAAGAAATCGCATTTGTTGCAATTAGGTCTCCAGGACGTAGATTTGACAAGACTCCTAGACCCGATATCGCGGAGGGAGACAACGTTCCATTCGATAACCTAGATAAATCATATCCCAATCCTGGAAGAGCACACTGAGGAATAGGCAATTGCGTGTCGTCGAAATTCATACCATTCATAACATCTAACACGTCTTTTAGCAATTTCAACAACTCTAAGATGAGCGTAATAATAGCCAACAAATTTACGACATTCTCCATAGGAACAGGAGGGTCATAATCTGTTGATACTGTCAATAATGGGGCGAGACTGAAAGTCATAGACATTTTGAGTCCTCAGCTGACAGACAAAGTACCAATTACTGTTATGGTGGAAGTAATCTCTGCGGTAGGCGCTTTTGCCGTGACCGCACCAGTGGTCAGTGATATGTCTGAAGTGGTTATTGTTGTAAGACCAGACACTGTTAATGTCAACACTCCAGTTATGGTCGTCGTCTGTGCTAACCCTATCGTTTCAGTAAGAGTTCCTGGAACTGTCAAAAAAGTATTGAAGCCTTCTAATAACAACATTGGCGGCGCACCAGCAATTGGGTCTTTAATGCCAACTGCGGTAGAAATGCCCCCGTAAATAGCGGCAGCTTTTTGCGCTATTACTGTGGTATTGCCTGTGGATACCACACTAGCATTTTCTGAAGCGGTGACTGTAAATTTCTTTGTAGCAATATTCACTGACTCGGCAGTAGTAATGACGCAAGAGCCTTTTGCATCATCTAACTGTATACTATTTCCTCCCTGTGTTAAAAGGTTTATCTTACCTCCATCTTTGCCTTCTAACAATTCAATCGTGCCACCTTGCTTGCCGGTCATTACAATGCGCTCTTCGTCTTTTTTATCAGAGATGACTATCTTTCTGCCACCCTTGGACTCAAGATAAATGCCCTCCGCATCGTCTTCTTCACGAAGATAAAACGAATGTCCCTTTGGGGTACGAAAACCCCAGGCTTTTGGTATTTTGTCCTGTGGCTTTGTTCTGTCGTATACTTCAAGCGGAATTCTGTCCTGCTGATACCAACCCCCAATAACGACGGGGTTATCATAAAGTGTGCTACTGTGTAAAAATAGGATAAATACTTTACACCCTATTGGATACGGAAATGTAGCGCCATATCTTGTTCCAGACTCTTGACCACCACCAAATACATTTAATGTCCAAGCCCACATACCATCATCTTTGTTTTTGCTCTCTCTTTGTGATATTGCCTCAATAAGCACTTTTACTCGTCCAAGACCTTCGGGGTCTACATTATTTATGACAACACCACGATACAATACACCAGGAGAAGCCTTGGTTTGACTACCTTTACCCCAGGCGGCGACTGCTTCTTGGGCAATTGCGGGTTGTGGATGAGGGGGCTCTATACCCATCGTGTCTCCTAAGAAGGTCTAAGAAGAACTGCGCAAATTGTCTAACGCGGTCTTGTAATTGCTCAGTCCTTGCATACGGATGTCATAAGGACCGAATGTACCATATTCTACCTTAGCTATTTCATTTTGATATAATGACCAGAAGGTATCAGGACTGTAGTTAGTATACTTTCCCGTTATTGGATCGGTAGTTAACGACATTGAATTAAACACGCGATTTACAGAATTGATGCCGTACTTAAATGCCATTTGAGAGGCAAATAACCTGTCGTCATAATTAGGTATTTTGTTAATATAGGAACTGCCAAAAGCTGAATATAGATTTTGTGTACCTATGTCCAGACTGTTTTGCAGACTAAAGGCCGAGGCTTGGGACTTGGCTGCGGTACTTCCAGTAGCTACTCCTCCTGGAGAAGTAGCAGAAGGTCCTACTCTTGAATTAAAACCCGCAACTCCATTAGCGTACGTTGCTGGATTCAGAGGAAAGCCGCTATCTTGATTTCTTGGTGCGCTTGCCGAACCGCTATTGCCCGTGACGGCTCGAAAGGTGTTGTATATATCCTGTGTAGCGGGAACTTGGTCAAGATAATCTGCCGTGACGGATGCTGAAGCTGCGGACCTAACTACTGCAGCGAGCTGCACAAGAACGTTACTAAGACCCCCAGCGCCAGAACTTTGTCCACCCGAAACAGACATACCCGCTAATGGTCTTGGGGGGGCAGTGCTAACATTGTTTATGTCTGTACTTCGAGTAGCCACCTGTCGCATGGCGTCTGCTGTCTTTGAGTTAGGTTTGAGTCCTCCCAACTTAATGAGGCTCATACTAGATGTCCAAATACCTTCAGCAATAGAATCCGAAAGCGCAGTAACAGAATATGTACCTTTCAACCACGGCAATAGCACGTTTCCCTCATTAGCAAAATCTATCTGCACACAACCATATAACACTTTTCTAAGCTCTGGATCGCCCACCACCTCTACTTGCAATTTAAGACCTATCATAGACGCTGAAGCTTCTACTATGCCAGTTTCTTTAGCCGGTCCTTGCTGTCCTTGTGTGGCAGGATTGGTGGCAGAACCTGGACTATTTACGCTCTTTCCTCCTGCGGTACAGTCTTTTTCATACGCAGCTTCAGGAGTGTCGGTGTTATCCGAAGCTTTACTGTTAGCCCCCTCCAATTTAGGTCCGTCGGTCGTTTTCTTTTTTGCATCCTCGCTAGTTGCGTTGTCAGTCGAAAGCGTATCTTGGGGGTCTAAACGAGTAAGGTACCAACCTAGCACATTGCTAGTGTCAACCGATAAACGAATTATTGTGTTATGAGGATCTTTCTTATCTGTGCTAAGCCATTTGTATTTCTTAAGTACAATCATGTGAGCTAAGGATTCATCCAAACCAATAGCCTCCATGTCTTCTTTCTTCCCTCCTTCATCTTTAGCGGTAGCGATGTCGGCTAATATGTCTCTAGTTATCCAAACATACACATTTTCACCCTCTGGATTATTAGTAGTTGTCCAATATCTATCTCCAGAACTTTGGCTAGGTGGAGTTTTCCAGGTTCCATCAAAATAGTAGTAATCACTAGGCTTTCCTGGTAATGTGTGTCCTGCCTGTACAAACACCCGTTTGTATTTATGCTTGGCATCGTCAGAGAGTTCTTTTAGCTGCGAATCTAGCCACTCAATAAAGGTTTGGTCTCCTACTCCCCAATTTGCTGGTTCTTTGCGGTTCTCTTCTTTTGTCCAACCCGCACCACTATCGCAAGCCTCCTTAGACAAACCCAAAAGATTGGAAGAACCCTCATTTATACCCGCACTGTTTGGTACAGGAGGTCCACCTACCAAAAGGTATACTTTGGTCTTACCAAGCTTGTTACAGGCAAGCATTTTTTCAGCATACAATTTTAATGCTTGAGGAAAACTAATTTTATCCTTACTGCCATTGCCCAAGCTAGTATCTTTGGTAAATCCTGGAGGACGAGTGTTCAACAAAGTGCTTGCAACATCAGTAAATGTCAGCACGTAAGTATTACCAAAATAATCCGCTGTAACATCTAAACCCGATAATATGTATGTCATTCCTGTTCCTGCCAATTGCCTAGTATCAGACACGCCCTCTTTTGAGTCTTGCCAACCATATTCCAAAACAAGATTGCAGCCCGCTTGAACTGTATAAGTTTGTTTTAATATACTATTGACAACAGCCTCCTCTATAATAGAGCCCGTAGGATCATAAAGATTAACGTGAACTACGTCTCCACCTTCGGCTGCTGCGTATTGTACATCAACTTGACGAAGGAAGTTGAATCTGTCTTTGAGCCACAGTTTTTTGACCACGGAATAGGAAAGATTAACTTTACTTTCCTCCGTGTTTTCATACACACCGTAGTTTATGATAATATTTTTAGATGGATCGTTAGGATATACGTTAAAAATGGTTTGATTGTTTCCTGTGCCAAACACCAAAGAAAAGCGCACCCACAATGCTACTGCTGGAAGGCTAGGTATACGTCCTTGTCCGTTCTTTATCATAGCCTGTATAAAACTATAATTGTAATCGTGGATGCCCTCAATATCCTGTTGCTCTGGGGTCAGTTCTGTAAAATTGGAAAACGCAGCTATACTGTGTGCCTGATTTGGTTCAACTGTGGGTTTGGGTACGGGCATTTTACACTCTCATTACCTTTGACTAGCCGACCAGCGTTCTAGAAACACGGAAATTGCTGGAATCAGAAGTCGATCTTGTGCAGAAAAACCATTAAACGGATCAGTAATAGAATTGAAAATTGCTATAATCCAGAAGTAAGACGGATTTCCATATTCACGTGCAGCTATCAAATCCAATCGACCCTCTTCATCACCTGTCACTAAATGATATGAAAACGGAATATTAGTTAATGGAGGAAGCTTGATTACATTCAGAAGTTGTTTACCCCCAAAAGCCTGGGCTGGCCGCATAGTCCATGAAGATGACATAGGAAAAGTCTCCTATTGGTTATTGTAAATTTGTTGCACAGGGCTAAGAGGAATACTTGGGCTTCCTGCTGCTGGCGCTGTAGGTACTGGCGCGGAAGTAGCAGGAGTACCCGCACTAGTAACTTGAGGACCAGGCACCCCGCTAGTTGAAGTTCCAAAACCAGAAGCAAACGAAGATTCTACTCCTGCCACACCGCCAGTATATGGTTGTTTCATTGCCTGTGCCTGGAGTTTAGCAATGTCTTCGGCAGAGGGAGCAGGCGCAGAGCTATCAGAGGGGGTTTGTGTTCCTCCTGTCTTTGAGTTCCCAGCCTTTGCGTTAGCCTCCGCCTTAGCTGCCTCTTCAGGTGTGGTCGGAGCTGTTCCTGAAGGGATTGGTTTTTGGCCAGGAATGACAGAAGCCTTATCCTGGTCAGTTCCTGCTCCATACTGACCAACCTGTGCAGGGGTTCCAGAATTGATGAACGAGCCCGTACCAAACACGGTTGTAGAAAATATTTTGAGTTCCAAATTAAGCTCGATAGAGGCTGGACATTTGACCGACCATCCTTGAGGATCAGGATTGTCCTCTTCTAATGACAGAGACCCTTTTGTGGGCTGATTAAGTCTTTCTGCACTGGGGGTGATAGTATAGCTAGCCACCATTGCAGTCATGCCACCCTCATCCTCGGTAAACTCGTCCTTGTCTAATACCACTCGTCCATCTTTTATGGTTGGCACGTGACTTACAAACCAGGGACCCAAATTTAGACTAATATACATTGGTAATCCAGCTTCAGAAGGCAAAACACTCCGACGCACTAATGCTGCTAGTACTAGCATATCATAAGCGTCTGACTGGGATAACACACCAAACTTAAGATTGAAAGAAACTGTTCTAAATCCTGTATTCTGGTAAACTAGCAGCGGCTCAATCCTTTTGGCAATGCTAGTTTCGTGATAGTTTGCAGCGCGACGATCAGACAAGCCTTCAGGAATACCTTGGAAATTGACCTGAAACGCTTGACCATTAGAATAAAATGTGATATAGCCGTTTGACGTATCGCCACTCTCTTTGAATAATACTTTATCTGGCTGCGGCATGTTCTCTCCCTATCGAGAACTAAATGGAGAATTAACAGCAAATCCAGTGGACATCGCAGACGCTTTAGCCAAAGATTGCGCACCAGGTGTACTAGAAACTGAATTACTAGAAGCGCCTGGACCTTGGAGACGATTCTTTAGTATGTCTCTTATCTGTTCTTGAACAGCTAGCTGTTTACTAGCAATAGCAGGAAGATTGTTTCCTGCCGCGTTAGCTGAAGTTATTACATCTGGTGATTTGCTTATCGCCACCGCCCGTACCATAGCATTTATCATTGACCTTACGGGCATAATCAATTCTGGACCAGCATCTCCAAAAATGGCAGGGGTAGGACGATCAGCAAATCCTCCTCGTTCAGCTATCACAGCGTTACTAAAACCTTTAATGTACCTACCTACTGAGGCATTGTGTATAGCCGTACCTTCGGTAGGGTTAAAATTGGGATTGGCTCCCGCGTGCATCCAATCTAGTGCTCCCTTTGGTCCTAAAAAGTGAGCGGCGGCAAGCAACTGTTCTGTAACCCGCCCACTTTCTGACTTTTTCAACTGGTTTAAGTTTTCCATAGTGAACTTGTCCATGACATCTTCTTGTAATTTTGGCGTAGTCAAAAATTGGGAAGCTACTGATTCTGGCAATCGTAATTGACCGTTCGGAGTTTTTTCTCGTTGCCAGCCAGTTAAATCAGCCAAGGTTTTATGTACAAACTGATATTTACCTAGAGCGTCTGTGTCTTTATTTCTCTTGTCGTAAACGCCCCCAGATTCTACTTGCGCTATTTTGTCTTTGAAAGATTTCAAATCCAATTTACCTGTCTCGCCCACTGAGAAACTAAAATCTTGGGGAGCGCCTCCTCCTGGGCTTCCAGCCATATTTTCTAGTATTTTGTTGCCACTACTGACTGCATTTCCTACAGCCCCAGCAGCAGCGCTCACTGCGCCTCCTACGGCGCTTGCAGCGTGTCCTACCCAAGAAACGAGCTTACTGGCTCCGCTTGTAGTAGTAGAAGAAGAATTTTCAACTAGCTTGTGTATATCCGCCGCCATTTGGGTTTGCACGTCTAACTGTTGAAGTCCTACTTTAGTAGCTTTGCCTGCTATAACCTCTCCAGTAATAGCCGCAGAGTTTCTAGCGGTTCGGAGTAACTCACCTATTGGCGTAATAGCCTCTTTTCCTGCCTCGCCTACGATAACTCCTCCGCCAGCTTTCCTAGGAGGCTCTGGTTTTCCTAAAAACCAATTGACAGGATTGACATAGCCCCCTTTTCTAAACCAGGATACCTCCCCAGTTTTTTGGTCAACTCCCCAGTGCGTTATCTTATTTATGAAATCACCTAGTTTTATCAACGCATTTGTAAAATGTGAAGAAGCCCAGTCAATGGCTTTTTCAAATACCCCAAAAGGCTCTATGATATATTTCTGTATCAATGATCCTATCTCCCAGCCTAGTAAAAATGCGCCAATAACTTCAGCTACCGTAGAAGCTAGAGCCCCCATAGCGCTTTCCACTAGTGTTGGTATAAGTTTTACAATGAAGTCTGGAAGTACTTTAGTAAAAATTCTCAGCAATCCTTCTCCTGCCCATTTCCAAAGACTCTTGCCAAAAATCTTTTCAACGGGCTTAAACAACCACTTGCCTACACCTTCTATTTTTTGTCCCCACTCCATGAGCTTTAGACCAAAGCTAGTAAATTTTTCGCCACTCATTACAAGCATTTTTCCAGCCTTGAATATGTAGCTTCCCACTCTTACTATCGACTTAGCGACGCTTGCCAATTGTCCTAGTATAACAAATGCGGAAGAGAAAATTCCTACAAGTCCTCGCACTCCTGAAAGTTTGCCTAAAAAGGACGCGCCTCGACCTATGGCTCCCAAGATTGAACCCAAAAGGTTCATTATTGGGCCGATGACGTATCGTTGTAGTGAGTTCTTGTATAGTGTTGTAATACCTCTCTTAAATTGATCCATACCTGAAGACCAAGTTTCCTGAGACTTTATAAACGCTTTGTCTGAGTCGGCGGTAGCTTTTTTGGCTTCCTCAGCGTCTTTTGCTACTTTTTCCATTTGTTTCGAGAGTGTTGTATGCTCTGCTCTTGCCGACAGAGCTTTCTGCATCATATCTTGAGGAACACCCCAAGCTTGAGCCATTGCTTGTGCGGCAATGATGTTTCCATGAGACATCCGAGCTACTTGGTCGGCCATTTTAGCAGTGCGCAAAGAGAACTTTTCAGGAGCTTTAGCAGCCTCATTCATAACCTGCTCAATGGATGCTCCAGTCAACCCTGCTATAAGTGCTAAATCTTTTAATTGGTCTGGCGCGGGAGCTAAAGCTTTGTTGATAGCGTTGAGGGTAAATTCAGCGCTAATGCCCAACTTTTTGAACTCACCTTCTAATGATAACACGCCTTCTTCAAATTTTGCTGTCTCTCCTCTATTGGCTCTCATAACAGCTAGCATATTAGGACCAAACTTATCAAAGACTGCCATAGCCTCTTCGCCAGTGACACCTAACGCTTGTATAGTATGTACCATACCTTGCATTGAGGCGTTTACTTGGTCTTCACTCATATTCAACAACTGCATTTTTTTAGCATAATATGTAGCTGACGTGGCGGCATCAACACCTAATACACGACCCATTTTACCTGAAGCTTCCACTACTTTTGCTAAGTCTTTTCCTGTTTGAGTAAGTCCAGCTTTACGAAGGGCAACAGCCGCACCAGCCGCATCTTCAATTGATTCTCCGGCGGCGGCTCCAGCAGCAGAAACCTCTATTAAAGTTTTTTGAACTTCCTGACCAGACATCATTGTCATGCGTCTGAATTGCTCAAACGCATCTTGTTGCTGTTGTACCATAGCAATAGATTTTTTGCTAAAGTCAATAAGCATATCAGTTCCCAATTTTTTAGCCGCGACACCGAGCACCTTAAGGTCTTTTAGTGCTTCTTCGTTCTGTGTGTGTCTATTACGAGCCCACACGTCCCCAGCTTTGAATAATTCCTTAAGCCCAGCACCATACTTTTGAAGCTCCGCAGTAGCCGCTTTAATATCGTTTTGCGCGTCTTTTAGCTTTTTGGCTTCAAATTCTACAGCAAGGATAGTCCTGTCAGGTGGAGTGCCTCCAGGTCCTGCGGTTATTGGTGCTGCCATGACTTACTCCTTGGGGATTTTATTGCCGTGAAAATAAAACGGGGGAGCAAGAGTTCACCTGCTCCCCTATATATTCTCTTTGGTTATTACAATACTACTGGGTTTGGCAACCCATGTACCCTTCCCTGTTTTTTTAACCCCGATAAATATCTTTGTTCTTGCTCTTGGGCTTTTTGTTCTTCTCGTTGTAGTATAGTAAAATAGTCCAAAAGCCGTTGAACAGGGAGGTTGTCAACGGCTTCTAAACCTAAGTGGGCATTAGAACAAACATACAAAACAAGCTTATCGAGACCTTCGGTGTCGATAGCCTCAATCACCGAGGAGAAAAAATTCCTTCGGTCTTAGCGAGAAGGAAAACTCGGTTATCTTCATACATTTATCGCATTTGATAGTAGCGTCTAAATCTAGTCCAGGGGTTACTTGAGTCAATACCTTTTCAATGGCTCTCCAATCCAGATAATGAAGTTGGGTTAGGAACATGTGAGCTTCAACGGGCGTCAAGCCTTCAACATTCTTGACCATTTGCCAAAGTCTGAACACTGGCTCATTAGGCTCTGTGTTTGGCGCTTCTTTCTCTGCCTTAGCCACTTCGGTTTCTACTTCTTTTTCCATCTGCCTATTGAAAAGAGCAATATCAATTCCTTTGTTGGCTTTTGGCAGATGTATATGTATTGGATAGCCAATCGTTTCGTCAAACTTCTTAACTGGCAATTCAAAAAGATTAGCAGAAGCACCTAGTTTTTGCCCACAATTAGGATTAGAGCATTCTATCTCGAAACTGTACTTTTCTCCAACTGTCAACGCACGTATCATATAAAACATGTAGATACGGTCGCCAGTCAGTAACAAGTCTGTATCAAATTTAGCTGCTCCTCCCTCTAGGCAGGACTGTAATATCTTGTCTATAAAGTAATCGAGGTTAGTAATTTTGGAGAAGTATCGCAACTCACTGACTGTGAGATGTCGAAGGTTGACTGTGGCAGGCACAGGTAAATTTGCAGCTTTATAATACGCAGCTCCTGGTAAATCAAATGGTTTGTAATCGATAGATAGAGACATCGTAATACCCTTTCCTTTCTTCGTGGTTTATAGGTTTGCCTATTAATAATAGCGAAAACAGTAAATAGCAGCTAATCAAGCCGTTACGTAATCTGTACGATTGAGATTTGGCGAGTTTTCCCTTGTTACGTAGCTACTACGATTATTATTGTTAGCCCCACCAAATCCAGCAAAGTAGTCTGGATCAAGCGATGTTGGTGTTACGTTTTTGTTAGAGTCTGAACTTGCTGGTAACTGATTATCCGAGGAACTTTGTGCCACTAAAGAATTGTTTATTTCCCCAGGTAGCACAACTCTGTCAGGTAACACGGTCAAACTTCCCATCAATATTCCTCCTTCAGACTGATAAGTCAATTGTGATACTGAGGCGGACATAATTTGGCAATTATATAATTGCCATGTACCTAAGTTTTCACCCCTGCCTGACAGATGGCTTATCTCAACATTGAACCTATACAAGTCTTTATTGTAGACGTGTCCAGGCTGAAATTGAGAGGTAGTAAATTCTGCTTGTCGCTTGACTAGGTCATAAAACGGATTAGTAACAGTGTCCTGCATATAGAAACTCATTGAGCTTTCGCCAAAAGTCACTTTGCTAATGCTCCTATTAAAGGCGGTTCCATCCCACCACTCATTTGCGGCGAACGTAACTGTTGGTAAGCTGACCTCGGCTAAATTTTGCTCAAACCACCAGGGGGAATCAAAGTGCTCAGGAGTAAAGATAAACATAGCTACAAAACGGTTTACCCGCAAATATTCATTTTTCATGTTATCAAAAGCGGTAGGCATAGACGACACCACTCGAAAAAGCAGTATAAAGAGGGGGAGGGGGTGGAGATTTTTCCGCCCCCCTCATTAACAGTTGCTATTATACTCGTCCTATAGAGGAGGAGCCAGCATTCGGTTCAACATTAGCATAATCAAATCGCCAAGTAACGTTTAATTCAAGCGGCGCACCGTCAGAAGCCATATCAAGCGAGCCAGTGTCAATGCTCATTGGCCAAGCATTATACAAATGCCACGTCTCTGCGGGATTAGTAACATCCAAATCTGGACCTAGAATAAGCACATCTACATTGTGCTTGTAGTCGTATGGCGCGCCCATAGCCCCCATAGCTAGGGAGTTTGTGTTGGTAGGACCTGGATTGTAGATTAACTTGTACCAGCCTAGTACAGACTGCATGATATTAAACGTATCGCTCCTGCGATCTCCAGGCCCAAACAGGTAGTCATAAAAATTGCATGTCCACGTTTCCCAAGTCGGCTTACCTGCCACAAACCACGGAGTGTTCAAGTGATGAATGGGTTGCTCAGACACAGCAAACTTTGGTCTAGCAGAAGCCTTAACTGCCATGGATAGAGTACGTCCAGATGCCCCAGGAACATCAGGAAACACTATCCAAAAGCGGTTCTGCCTTTTGAGTTCTGATGTCATTTGTTGCTGTAATTCGCTGTTAAATGTGATAGCCATTTTTGCTTCTCCTTGTGCTATAATGTCGCTAATCCCCGTTCCTTTTTGCTAAATTGCACGTATCCTTTTCATTCAATTTCCCTAGAAAGTTGTTGTGCTAGCTAGTGGTTGTGCGGGAGAGCGAACAATCACATCATACACCTGTACTTCGATATCTGGAACTGGCTGCAATTCGATAACGAAATGTGCTCTTGACGGTACGGCGGCTACGTCCTCAGCAGTAGTAGCATCAGAAAGCCGGAATGCATAAAGACCGCGCTTTGTTTTTATAGAATCAAAAACGGGGTTAATTGTAAGCAGAAGCCGCCTACGTTCAAGCGCGTCATTGGGGTTAAACTCAGAAGCTAGCGCAAGATTTTGCACCGCCAATTCAGCACTCGCAAGCAATCTGCGAACACTAAAATAACTAAGCATTGACGCGGTTTTTTGCATGGTCTTGTTGCCCCACACAGTAATCGTACCAGAAATCTTGGCAATGGGGTTGATTTGTACTGAGTATAGATTATCCCTATCATTGAGAGTAGGATAGTTTTCGAGTTCTAGGAATTCGGGTACAAGACCCCTGCGCATACCCGCAGCGCCAGCATAAGGAACTTCTGAAGCGTCAGTCACAGCCAACGCTCTTAGTGCGGCAATTGTAGGCGGCAGCCACACATTGACCTGATTGTAGCTGTCATAAATCTTTCCATAGTTGTAATACAGGGCTGAATAAGACGAATCAATTCCGCCAAAATCTGCCGAGCGGTAATTGACAGCATCATTTGGGGAAAGACCAGCAGGTACATCAAGAACGCAGACAGAAAATTTACGTCCCGTGCAAACTTGGTCCATTACCGTTGCTAGTGCTGGTACTGATGACACACCAGGAATAGCTAACACGTCGTAGGGAAGCGTACCATCAAAAGATTCGATAGCCTGCGCCGAGGCAAGCAAATCTGAATAAGCAGGATCTACAGAGGCTTTGGCTGCGGCGTTAGCGGCACTGATATTGGCAATGTAATCAGTGTAGTCTACATCAAACGTACCATCATAACCTCCAATAAGAGTGGAGACATAATATTGTACCGGAACATTGCTAATGGAGCTGACTGCAAAAGACGCCAAATTTGTGCTAGTGCTTGCTGGTAATGCGCTGAGCTTAACGTAGGATGAATATGTATCTACGTCCTGCACTAAGTCAGACTCTGACATATTTATCCAGCGCTCTAAAGCGTTACCAGAAGAATCGTACACTAGCAACTCATACTCTGAAGAGTTTTGGTTAAATGAGGAATAAATTTGATACCCATTCCCCCATGTTCCACGACCCTTGCTAACTGCGGCATATCTATCAAAGTCAGCAAGAGTATAATAGTAATACTTGGTACCGAGTGCTAGCTTGTACATATACTGTCCAGTAATGGGAGTTTGTGTGGTAGTTTGACTGACCGCCGCGTTGCCTACTATACGCCAAAGCGCGGTGCCAGAAGGATTGATGTGCGTGGACACTAGATACTGTCCATTTTTGACTGGAGCAGTAAGACTGTCCGAAGTGTAGGCTCCAGCATCAGGAACAGGAGAGGCTGTTACACCAACCACAGCATACAGAGTATCTCCGACTGCAAGAGGAGACGAAGAACCACCTACGATAGTGTTGAGATTAGAAAGCGAGCCTGTGGTATCGTTAGTAGCAAAAGTATCAAAAATGTATTCCGAACTTGCATTGCCAGTGAGGGCATCGATAGACACTAGATGTGCATACTTGCTACTAGCTACACCATTAAGACCCAAAGTGATAGCAGAGGTGGGGTGTTTACGTGCTAAAAGCGTAGGTGTATATGATACCGCATCAGTAAAAGAGCCAGTAGTGCTAACGCCTAGTGCCACAAAGGTATTTGTCGAATCAATGTAGTGAGTAACATTTCCAGAAGAACGATAAATAACCCAAAGGTTATAGCCAGCGGGGAGTGCAGGAAGGTTGGAGAATGTAACAGTAGACTTGTTCTCTTTCACTGGGCCTACATTTATTCCCTGTGACAAATACGAATGTGCAGTAATATTATCAAATGTGCCGTCAATGCTATAGGCATAAGCCACTCGGTACACTACTTTGTCTGTACCTGGTTCAGAAGAATTAACTGTGACTGTAACTCCGCTAGCGTCTGGACCAAACGCGCCTAGTGGATTTGTGTAGGCAGTAACATAACGCAAAGTGTTATCAAGTGATGTCCAAGAAGCCGTCGCCATATTAGCTTCAGCATCATTGACAGTCAGTGTAGTAGTTGCTGGTGTAGCGGTAGTTTTAGGGAAGAGAACGTTTGACGAAAACGCAGGCTCTGCGTGCCCTACATATACGTCTGATGCAATAGTAAGCGGGTAGCTAGGACCTATGCTCAAAGTATTTTCAAAGTCCACGCCATAGGAGTCGTAGACGTATGTATACTGATTAGCAGTTCCCGCATATCCCGTAATATACAGCTTAAATAAGCCACGAGAATTGTCAATGGGTTTAAGATATATTACAATAGGTTTCTGTGCCGCAGAGTTTAGCAAATAACTAGAATTAGTTACGGGTATTTCTACCACACTCGAAGATACGAAGTTTACGTTGACGCTTGTTCCTATTTTGACAAACTTAGTCGATGTAACGCGCTTGTAATACAACTGGTTGCCGAAACTCAAATACTCCATAGCACCATACGTTCCTGGCATACTCGGTTGCTGAAAGCCGAACATCTTAACAAAATTTGCTTTCGTAGTAGTCAGGATGGGCTTGTCGTCTCTACCTTGACTAGCTTCGCCAAGAATCAAATAAGGACGACCAAACGCACTGCTTGCTACTGCACTCTGGTCTAGTTCATTGATTACTACTTGTGGAGAATTATAAGTGGTCATCTTTCACCCCTATAAGGTTAATTCTTGTGACTTGTTTTTGAAGCCGACTTAAATGTGGGCTTCAAAGCTCCCTTTCCTCTTTCTTGCTTTTCTTTATTTTCTACTGCTGAAGTTACTATAGCAGACTCTTCAGAAACTGCTGAAGCTGCCTCTGTTTTTTCGTCGTTTGCTTGCGGCATCTCAGCTTCTGTTTCGGAGGTTTTTGCCGTGGTAGGAATCTCTGCCTGCAGCAAATCGACGGTAACAAATACGCCTGGCGCACTCTTTGTCAATACGGGATTCTTCGTCTTCGCGTCAACAACAAAGGATTTACACGAAACTCCTTTTAATACAAATGTCTCTCCAGCATAATTTAGAGCCACAAAACCAGGCGATTTTTTTCTGAAAGTTACAATTTTTTGTGGCATAATTTTACCCTTCCCTTTCCTTTCCTCATTGTGAGAGTTATAAAATCCTCTCATCAAAGGTATATTCTCGACACAAAAAGAAAAAGCGTCCCAAAAAGGGGCGCTTAAGGATTTAGTAAAATTTTTGCTGTTTGACTTTTATTGTATAGTAACGTCCTCTACTGTGTGACTGATTTTTGTTATTTCACCACCAAACTCGTTGACCATATACTGAATATCAGCCAACTCGTCCACAACGTTAGTGTTTTCAGTTCCTAATTGTGTGAGTCTTCTTGCACCTAACTCATCAGCAGAAGGAATATCGTGTTCGATTCGTTCCTCGTCTGTTTGCAGGAAATGAACTGGCACGAGTTCAGTTACCGACAAGATAATTCGATGTGTAATTACTGCGGTTTTGGCTTTCATAATTAGCCTCAACACTAGCTTATGCGGGACCGTCAACTTGTGCCGACTTCATTGCTAATTGTTCTTGTAACATATCAATCGTCTTTTGTGCCTGTTCAAGATTTTTCTGTAAATTGTAAACATTTATTTCTAGAGACGACTTCTCGGAATGAAGTTGTGCAATAAGTTGTCCCCTGTTCAAATACATCTGAGTTACTTGGTCTAGCTGAGACCTAAGCTGTTCTACCTCTGTGGGCTGTTGTGGAGGCTGTGTTACTGTGTCTGGTGACGCAGAACGATTATCTGACATTTTGTTCTCCTTGTGGATTACTCCCCATAAGGGGCTTCCTGTTTTAGCGTCAAGATAGACGCGATATGAAAACCTTTCAGCGACCTGCCTACATGTTCTCTCAGTTATAATAGCGAAAGTTTCACTATATGCTATGGTCTCCCCATTTTTCTATGTATAGCTGTCTATTCAATTCCCAAGAGCGATAAACTGCATCTGCGTCTACCTTACCAAAAGATGCAGATGCGGGGATGTCTCCAAAACCATGTTGCACAGTTACAAGCGGAGTGACCCCTAGCCTATAACCCCGTAATTTAGCTCTCCTGCACCAATCCATGTCATCACATCCATAACCAGTAAACCTTTCGTCTAGTGGCCCTGTGTCGTCCCAAGCTCGACGTGCTATGCAAACAGCAGCAAAACAAATAGTACCTAGAGGGCGAATAGAGTAATCTTCTCTTTTGTTTGCGTACAACAACTGAGAGCCATTTCCAATCTTACCTTTAGAAATTGCTAAAGCTATTGCTCCATAGGGATGATACTTAATCTCTGCAGGCTGACTATGGAGCAACTCTTCTAGCTTTGGAACAAAATCTATAGTATCAAAAATTATGTCGTCATTAAGCAATAGCAAGTCGCTGTTCTTGTCTAATGCGGCTACGCACAGATTTGTGTTCCTAGCAAACACAAACGGCTTAGGCATCGGTAAGATATTAACACCTACAGCTTGATATTTAGCTTTGCACTCTTCCGACAGTCCATCGTCTCCAACTACAATTTCACACACGTTTTGCCAATCGGGCTGCATTTCAAATAGGTTGTCTAGCAGCCTAGTCAAATGCTCGTCATATTTGCTAAGAATAGTTATGCCTAGCTTCATGTCAGGTCTTGACTCCCACAAAAAACAACCCTAATCTGCCTTGCTGTTAAGTTTATAGCTTTTACGTCCTCGACAAAGCTTATAACTGATTTGTACATATCATCCTCGTGATGCCGTCAGTTAGCGTGACTTGCGGAGTCCATCCTGTAGCGGACACAAATGAACTGATATCGGCACAAGAATGCTTGATATCCCCTTGCATTTCTGGCTCAAACACAACCTCCACAGACTCACCTAAAGCATTATTAAATATAGCAATAACATCAAGCAAGGAGATTCCTATTCCTCGTGCTACATTATAGATGCCTCGTAGGTTTACAGCAGAAGTATAGGCTTCTACAGCATCCGAGACATACAAAAAATCTCTTGTTTGTTTTCCATCACCATAAATAGTCAACGGCTCTCCTTTTGCAATCTTGTTAGTAAAAATGGCAATAACTCCACCATCTTCTGTGCCTCTTTGCCGAGGACCATATACGTTAAAAAATCTCAATGAAACCCCGATAGAAGAAGCCGCTACAGCAGCAGTCGCTAGATATTTAGATAAAGCATAAGGAGAAGGCCATTGAATGTCAGAATGGGCTGCGCTTTCCACAAGTTTTTCTTGTGAGTCGCTATTTCCATATTCAGCCGCAGATCCCGCAAACACAAACGAGGTAAAGCCCAATTTCTCTGCCTTGGACAACAATGTTACTGTAGAAACATAGTTTACTAGCATAGTGCGACTAGAACTCAGAATCGATGTCTGCACACTAGAAATTGCTGCCAAATGAAAAATTGTATCTAGTTCAGGATATTCAGTTTTCAAATCATCTAGCAATTCGGGTTCTGTAACTGATCGACCTACAAAATAAAAAGCTGGATATTTCAGCGCGTTTACAAGGTTATCCATTGAGCCAGTTGACAAATCATCTACGCCTACCACTAGCCAATTATCAGCAAGTAGGCGGTCTACTAGGTGACTTCCAATAAATCCTGCGGCTCCTGTCACTACACAAGCTTTAGCCATTGTATGCTCTTAAAATGCTTCCTAGCATTGGTTGAAAAACTTGCAATATCTTGTTAGCTGTATCGTTGATATTTTCATCGATAAATTGTACTAAGGGGTTGTTATTATATTCTCCACAATACACTGGCAGATTTCGCATCAAGACGGGCATCTGCCAACTCAACGCCTCTTTTATGACCAAAGGATTTGTTTCCATTGTAGACGAGAATAGGAATAAGTCCATCGCTCCATAAAAATCATCCAAGTCTGAGACCTCTCCCCAAATCACACAATTGCTAGGTTTATTCTCCATCAACGGTTTCCAATAATTAGCAAAATTTGGAGCTTGGTTTCCTACAAAATGAAACACGTATTGAGGCAACAACCTAGCTATCTCGAAAATCTCTCCTTGATTTTTCCAAGGAGCAAAGAGACCGACATTTAGAATGTGCTTCTTGCTGGCATCCAGTTTCAATGAGTTTAGCGTGGTGGTTCTGTCGGGACGAATATGTGGCTCCAACGTATATATTACTTTCTGTATTGGAATGCCTAGATTAGCAAACTCTTCTGCATGATACTGTCCTACGACAGCAAAAACATCTGGCATAAACCGCTTTGTCGAAGCTTTGGTGGCAGAGTTATGTGTAGTCTCCACAAGCTTATACGTCCTAGCCTTACTGTAAATAAAGCTAGCTATATCGTCAGGCAGGAAATTTTCAGGAGCCTCTTGCATGTGAACGATGGTGGGCTTAAATGCTTCCAATATAGCAGCTAGTTGATCAAGTTTGTTTTGATTGTCGTTAAGAGTATAAAACTTTGAGAGAGCTTTGATTTTATTGCGTTGCACAACATAGGCGTCCCCAAGAAAATTGTATTCGACATAGCCCGTTTTGTGCCCTGCTGCAACCAAGTCTCTGATACATGCGTAAACGTATTGAGGCATACCGCCAGTGCTGCAATGCGGGGCAATAAATAATACTCGCTTCTCGTCGTTAGTAGTGATAATCTGACTTGTTTTGGGCTCTCTAACGCCGTCTATTAGTGATTCCCCACCGTCCTCGTGTCTGATGTACCGTTCGTATGTAATGGCTATGCGCTTATTAGCGGAAGCAAACACTTCGTTATACCAAATATCCGCGCCATACCAAGGAACGGTCTTAAAGCTATGCAATAGAAATTCTCTACTGCGCCGAGGAAACACTATAAATTGGAGTCCGATTATCTTGTTGGTTAGATACATATCCTCACTGAGACGTTGTAATTCCTCTGACTGCAATACGCCAGTAAATACACAGTCTTTATATCCCATGCTGAAATAATCTATTGCATTTGCTATTGCTGTATCGCAGCACCGCAGTAACGTCTCATAAACCTGCTTTACGGGCATATCAAGTTGTACGTCTCGCTCACACAAAATCAAGAAATCAGTATCATCAGAAAACTCTTCTTCTACTGCTCGTTTATGCGCAGCCCAACATCCGTAATGCCCAGGTTTGAGAGGTTGTCCATCTTGCCCCGTTGGATGCAAAGGCTTCAAATCGGGAAGCGTGGTTGTGTAGCCATTATTGTGCTGGGTGTACTCAATCCCATATTTGGCTAGCTGTGAAAGGCTTGCGATGCTCGCTTTTTCTACTGGGTCTTCTGGACGCGATAGCAAATGAACGAGTTTTATTTTATAAGGACATTCTTGCTGTGTCATTTCAGTTTGTTCTATAGGTTTGCCAAACACAATATTATTTATGGCTTCCTTCACCATCTCTGGCGTAATACTAGTGGAACACTCAAAGTTCTTTTCTCGTGGGCACCAATACCAATTACCCTTTTCTAGTGGATACTTTTCCTCATTAAAACAGCCATGACAAACGGAAGGATTGTGAATACGGTAACAGTCAGTCATTTCCGAAATGGGATCGGTAAACCCCGAAATCATTATTACGGGGACGCCTAAAGCCCACGCTAGCCAGCCTGGACCAGTAGACACGGTAATCAAAAACTCTGCGTGCTGAATAATGTTTACTGCATCTTCAATTGCTGTCCCATTCATTCTAACTACATTATCAAGTGACGAGGGCTCCTTACTAACTGAAACAACAGTGTAACCGAGCGACGCCAAATAGTCTACAATTGTTTGCCAGCCTCCAGGAAATAGCCAATGTTTGCCATAGAAAGTGGAAAACTCTGATATAGCGACGTACTTTCCCATTACCAATCTTGGCGCTGACGACCTAGCTACTTTAGTTCTAATCTCAGTGAATGGCAGACCCAAATAGTCTGAGGCTGCTTTCTGCAAGGGAAGGTGTCTCCACCCGTTCTTGTTTCTGTTTCTGTCCTTTTCGACCACGCCAATATGATAACGAGCATAACAATCGGAACTCATTTGCCAAGGTTCTTTGAACTTGATATTTGGATACTCGGACTTAAAGAGATTGTTCCAAAATGTTAGTGCTGTAACTTTACATCCATGACGTACTCCGAACTCCTCAATATATGGCATCCAAGCAATTGTGTCGCCTAAGCTCTTGCTATCAAGAAGTATTTCTACTTCCTTGTCGTGCACATTGAACTCATGCACAAAAACCAACACGCCGTTTTCATGCACTGTAATACGCCAATTAACATAATACTTCGGACCCGTTTCTGCCCAATGATTGTATTCTAAATCGGTTTCATATACAACCTTATTAGTATCTTTATCCATAAATGTTACATGATACAGCGCGTTGGTGTCATTGGAGGGCAATTTAGTACCAAGAAAACTAGCGTCTCCTTTTAGGATTTCTACGCGAGCGCCATTTAGAAACGTAAGCTTTATTGTGTTACCAAAAGGAGTAATTGCAGATAGTCTATCTGTTGACAAGGCAGTCTTTCCCATTGCTTAAACTCCTATGAGAGATGAGCACAAAGGTCCATAAAAGATACGCAAAATTAATAGAAATGCGATTTCAAATAGAAGATAAGCCCACGAAAAGTTAGATGCAGGAATAAGTCTGATGCCTTATCTCCTATTGAGTGACGTGCTCGTGTGCTCTTTTCGTTTATAATAGCGAAACCCCAAATGGTCGGCGTACATAGAAAAGACGATGTTTTGGATAACTGTCCCCGTCAATGTTTCGCTCTGGTTTAATCGCAAGCTAGTTCATAGTCTGCAAGCTTCCTATAGCAATCCCATTCACCGTTGCTACGATTGTGGGTCTACTAGGCGAGACGTATTCCCGTTCTCTTTATGACTCCGTTGTAATTGGCTCTGGGTGCTGCGCTGCTTTAGCTTTAGCCCACGCCACCATCGTTTCTGCCATTTGCCGCAGTTGATCATCTAGCGCTAGGATAGCCTGCTGTGTGAGTCCCGCTGCTATCATATCCTGTACGGTGAAATCGTAGCGTACGTTGGATTCGGGCTTGTGATATTGCTGCCCTGCTGCGTTGACATCTCCTGGCGCAGATAATTCACCTGCAGCCTCGAATATCGTACAGCTAGCACCATCACGGTGAAGTTGAATTTCTTGGATGTAATGCTCTACTGTTTTAGAGATTGTTTGACTATCGTATCCCATTGTGACCTCCCTTAACTATTTCCGTTAATCTGTTGCACAGACCCGATTGACACCCCGTTTATGGTCTGCACACTCTGCATTGCTACCTGGTTTACCGTCGCCACGGTTGCGGGTCCACCAGGCGGGACGTACTCCCAATACCCACTTGCAATATCTTGCGTAGCACCCCCATAGGTGCGCTTATAAAGGGTCGAGCTAGTAAGCCGTCCAGAAGGGCATCGGCGAAAAACGTTGGTAGCCATTACGCGCTCGCAATCTCTAGTGTCAACTCAGGAAGACCCGTTGACGTGCTATCAGCATTAACCATCAAGTACAGCGCGGAATCAGTATAGACAATCGGCATCCCAGTTTTCAGCAGGTCGTGAACGTCTCCCCAGTTTGCAGTTACGATTCTGCCTTGCGTCCATAGTGGTCGGAGAATCAGGATGTTAAATGCTCCAGCGGTCATTGCCGTTCCGCCGTTGGTCACGATGACGCTTTCAAGTTTCTGAATCCCCGTGTCGCCTGACTGGAGCGCGATGGGAAGCAGTCTTCCCAGCGTTAGAGACGCGGCGGCGAGCGCGGCGGTGATAACTGATGTCCGACCAGTAACGCCAGCAGAGTTGGTGTATGTCAATTGCACTTGCCATGCTGTTCCTGTCGCAAATGCCGTGCTGACCTCTAGCCAAAACTCGAAACCCTGTCCAGTCCCTTCTGGGGAGCGCCCCAAGATGCTCGGCTGGCTGGATAGCGTGGTTGTACCACCAGCATAACTGTACGCTCCAGCCTTATATACCATGTCAAATATGGCCAGCCGCGAAGCGACAGTATTGGCAAACTCGACCTTGCTCAGATACCCCGTTCCCGATGAAAAAAGAATATTGGGACATCCAGCCGTCGCGTCAGTCGGGACCACTCCTGCCGAGGTGCTAGTACCAGCAAGAACGCCAGCGCCAGGGTCTCCCGCAATGTCAAACACCGAGAAGGGGGTGGCTGCTAATGAAGTTCTGGTCGCCGTTTTTAGGATGCGCACCCGCTGCTTACTAGCTGCGATATACTGGTCTAAACTGCTTATTGCCATTTGTACCTCCTATACGTGGGTAATGTAATCTGGGCTTGGGCAGAAGTAGATAACAGTCGCAGTCAGCGCGTACCCAATTACTCGAATTGCCGCCCCAGACGTTGTTGGTTGCGTCGCAGTGATTTGCCCTGCAGTCTCACTCATGTACAAGACTGCCCCAGGCGTCCATGACCAAGCATCGTTTCTGACGACAGAATTAGGAAGGGCAACACTCATTGCCTGCCCGCTAGTCTTACTCTCCAGGGCTATAGCGACCATTCCAGCATAGGTGCTAATATTGTTAGCGTCGGTCTGTACCCATTGCCCAGAGGAGTTGAGAATCACGAGGTCCATAATAGTGATAGACGCCCCAGCCTGCAAGGCGTTCATTGTTGGTCCTATCGCGGTGAGGTTGCTACCTGGCAGAGCAGATATATTGGCGGTTCCTGACGTACCACTTGTTCCTGAAGACCCATTACTACCTGATGTTCCTGAAGTTCCTGAAGACCCATTACTACCTGATGTCCCTGATGTGCCAGAACTACCAGAAGTTCCTGATGTACCGCTCGTACCCGCATTTGTCCAAGACAATATACCAGAGCCATTATTAGTTAAAACGGTATTTGTCCCGCCTTGTGCAGTTGGTAATGTATACGTAATATCAGCAGATTGGTCTCCGCCTTGGAAAATGGTATGATAGGTTGGAGATGTTCCACCCTCAAGAATACCAAATGTACCCTCTACAGTGAGTTTTTGTCCAGGAGTAGTTGTCCCGATACCAACTCTGTGATTAGCACTATCCACAAAAAGAGAATTGGTATCTACGGTAAGATTGGTAGAAGTTAATCCCAAAGCTGCTAAAGATCCAAATCCTGTGCTTCCATCTGTTACTTTCAAAGTTTGTGTCGCACTTCGTAAAAGTCCTACATCGTCTGTTCCAGCAACTGCACTTTCAAAACCTAACTGCTTTGTATTTGCTATTGAAATGTAATTAGCAGGTGAAAGAGTCCCAATACCCATACGGTGAGTATTGGGATCTATGACAAACATTTGTTGGTCAATTGCGTCTCCAAACACAAACTGTCCGCTATTATAAATATAATTGCCAACAAATTTAGGCAATCCTGCGCTAGCATTTGCGTAAACTAGTGTCCAGGCACTGTCGTCGTTAGCAACAATAGCTCCAACTGTAGGAGCCCCCGCCCAATTTCCGCCTGACTGTCCTAGAACTTGGAATCCAGCTTGTGGAGTGGCTGTCCCAACTCCCAAAGAATTGCTTATAATTAAACTATTAGATGGGGCAGCAATGGAACCCGCATAACTTCCTATTGCCACTCCACCCGCTACGTCTAATTTGGACTTAGGCTGACTTGTCCCTAGTCCCAAAGCAAAGGTAGAAGTAAAGACATCTTGAACAGCGCCGCTATTATTTTTTATTTGTATTAAATCGCTTGTACTCTGCCCAGTTCCGGCTTGCACAATTAAATTGGTAGCATAAGTGCGATTGTATATTTGAGCCGTTCCTCCAACATCTAATGCAACGCCAGATGTAATAGAAGTGGTTGCTATCCCAACTGGAACTGCCGATATTATATTTTGGGGACTCAATTGTACAGCCATGGAGGTTGGAATAGCCGGAGGAGACCCAGAAGCGCCTGGAGGATACCGAAGAACTTCCCCAGAATATGAAAAATCAAGATAGTTTCCACTAGATACTGGACCAGAGATACAATATAACCGATACCCAACCGCACCATAAACCCAAGTAAAATATGGTATGATTCCATAACCATCTGGGATGTTCAGTGCAACAGGAGAAGAAACTATTCCTACGTTCCCTGCTGCATCTCTAGCAGCCACAACAAAAGTGTAGTTACCTGCGGAATATATACCTGAAGGATTGAGAGCTATGCTGAAGTTACTTGGGGCACTTAACGGAACACTATAAGATAAAGCAATAAGTTTTCCGTCCTTATCTAGTGTCATTAACGATGATCCGTTATTCAACCATTGACTATGAATGACACCAGAAGTGACAAGGGCATTTTTTGTATCATAAACGTAAGCCGTTGCCGTCGCGCTGTCTGCAACGTCAGGCGTAAGGGACATTTTGCTAGTAGAGCCACCTAAGACGGACAGAGCAGAAAGACCAGCACTAAATATAGGAGCACCGTTAATAACAGTCTGAGGAATGGTTTGGTCTAAAGCTAGAGCATTTAAGGCTCCATCAGCACCTGAAGTACCCGATGTTCCTGACGTTCCAGAAGTCCCTGGCAAACCATCGATTCCAGAACTACCAGATGAACCTGAAGTTCCTGATGAACCATCGATTCCAGAACTACCAGAGGTTCCTGATGTACCAGAGGTTCCTGATGTACCAGAAGTTCCAGAAGAACCTGACGA